AACACCCCATAGCCATCGCTATCAGCATTCGTTGCTCCTGCACTTGTTGTTCCAAAAAATCCATTACCAAAGTTCCATTTAAAAGTATTTGTGTTTCCAAAATAAATACCATTGGCAAAACGATAACATCCCCAGTCGGTACTTGCTGGAGCTGTGATGGAATAGCCACCAGTTCCTGCTGAAGGGTCAGCACTTTCTAACCATGTGCCGTCCAATCGTACATATAATTTATTGTTGTCACAATCCAAAGCTAACGCCCAATATTTATTGTCATCAACAATTCCTCCACCTGGAGAAGTCCAATATTGAGTACCACCTGTATTACTATTGCTAGTATTATTAGTTAACATATATCCATTATAAAGATAAAATCCGTAAGCCGAAGCACTATAACCTAAAGTATTGTTTCCAGGGTTGTTATAGCTTCCATTGATACCTAACATAATATTTAAATCTCCTGAACTAGCTGTAGAATCTATATGACATTCTGCGTACCATTTCCCTTTGGACACAGCCATTGTAGAACCTACAGGGCCATAACCAGCAGTTATTTCAACTGTATTATCCCCATTACTAAAGGTTTGAGTATTGTTAGTATTTTTTTCTAATGCGTTCATTGTACAAAAATTATTATCAGGAGTATCTTGAGTTTGTGTCATCGTTCCTGATACTGCGAAATCGTTATTATTACCACTACTATCATCTCCAAAAGCAGATGTGTCTTGATATTTAAAAAAGAATCCATTGGACCCATACGAAACTGAAGGAGAAGTTTTAGCAACCCATATACCACTTGTAGAATCTGTTTCTCCGAAATCACTTGCAGCATAAGCAAAGCCATCACAGAAATGTGTATGAGCCATATTTCCCCTAAAATAACTTCCACTATTATAACCACCTACACTTAATTCATTCGCACTATTAATAATACTATTCAAACTTGAGCTTGGATTAGTATCTGTACTAAAAGAAGTTTCTTCAACTCCATTTATATAAAGTCTCATTCTATCTCCTGCAGAGGCATTAGCTGAATCCCAAACTGCTACTACATGATACCAAGCTGCTGTGTCTCTAAATAATCTATTAGTAACTAATCTTGCATCTACACCACCACCTGTAACATTTAAAAAATCCATAGCTCCACTATTATCAAATTGAAGAACATTATAATTATTAGTATCTTGATTTCCTCCAAAGATACATTGACCCCAATAACCATTTGAAGTATTAGGCATGATTTTAAACCAAGTAGAAAATGTCCACTTTAGTTGATTACCAGCACTTGGTGTTTTTGTTAATACGGTACTTGCCATTAATTAAACTGTCCTCCTTGTCCTATAGTAAAGCTCCAAGTAATACTGAAAGCTCTAGCTGAAGTTTGACCCTCTGCATCCGTTGCTGTAACTGTAAATGAATCTGTTGCCGCAGATGTATGAGCCGTCTGTGTTCCTGTAATTGTTGCTGAACCCACTCCAGTTGTAAAAGTTAAACCTGCTGTAACTGCTCCTGATGTAACGGCAAATGAAGTCGCATCAGTACAAGTTAAAGTTATTGTTGAAATAGCAGCACTTCCAGATAATGTTCCTAAAGAACCAGCGGCAGTTACCCATACAGGTTCGTCTGAAACAGTTAATAATGCTGAAGAACTTCTAACCGCTAATCCAGTATTATTTTCTACCCTTATATAATAAGTTCCGTCTGTTGTTAAGGTAAAAGTCGCAACGATTGTTGTTGCTGAAGTATAGGTAACAGAATCTGCTGTTGTAATAGCTCCTGTACTAGAATTAATTGCATCTACATAAGGAACAGATACAAAATTAGTTCCTGTAATAGTAACGGCAGTTGCCGCATTCGTAATAACGCTTGGACTAATAGATGAAATAGTTGGATAATTTTCTGCACCCACATCAGTAATAGAACCTCCTAATGCAACAGATGATCCATTAATAGAAATAGAATTAGCCGATAGCTTGGTTGTTGCTACGGCTGCTGAAGCATTAACATCGCTATCAACAATAGTTCCTGCTGCAATCTTCGCAGAAGTTACTGCATCATTCGCTAGGGCAGTAGTTCCTACTGCACCTGCTGCAAAATCAGCAGATGTTAAAGCGGTTGCTGGTGGTTGTCGCCCAATATAAGGCATTAATTATTTCTCCTATGTACTAATTGTATCTATAACTGAAACAGCAGTATCTAATGATGTTGCTGTGTCGCTAACGGCTGTAATTTTATCACCTGAAGCTAAAACAATTTTACTTCCTCCATCAATGAGTTCTAAAGAACCTCCTGCTGGAATAGGAACTGTTTTAATCAAATAATAGCTGGTTGCAGAACGAACAATATAAACATCTACATTAATTGATGTAGCTGCTACATTAGCACATCTGATTCCAATTACAGCATCATAACTATCAGCCGCAGCAAGAATATCAACTGGAGTTGTTCCAGTATTTCTTGTTATCTGATTTCTGAAGTTTTGAGCCATGTTATCCTCCTATTAAAGTGCTACACTCATTGCTATTGAAAAACCTGCCGAAGCTGCACCTGTAACTTTAGCAACGGCAATACTATTTACTGCCAAATTAATTGTTCCTGAACTTGTAATGGGTGAACCAGTTACTGTAAATTCACTTGACCCTGCATCAGCTACCGCAACCGAAGTTACTGTTCCTCCTGATGATGGGAAAACTTGTGAAAAAGTTATAGTTGCTGATCCGATTGTACCACTATCTGTAGTACATATCCACATAGTATCAGCGTTAGTTGTACCTTCTTTGATAATTGTTAATTGTCCAGCTAATTCTGCTACGGTGTCAAAATCTGGATCTCTTGAAGCTGTTCCACTTGCCACCACTACATAAATTCCATTTTCTGTTGTTGTCGTTTGATTTTTAACTAATACTTTATCGTCTGTGGCTAAAGTAACTCCGTCTAATGTATCTCCATTTTGTAAATCTGTAGCCAACGAAATATTAGCTGTTGTTGCGGAACGACAAATAATTCTTGTTTTTAATCCTGTAACTAAATTATCTACATACGTTTTAGTTGCAGCATCAGAACCTGCACTTGGCGAACCTAATCCTGTAATCGTACCACCTGTGATTGCGACACCACTTGCAGCTTGAATAGCCATTGAATCTAACCCTAAAGAAGTTCTAGCCGTAGCTCCTGATTCTGCTACAAAATTTGATCCGTTTCCAACAATAAAATTTCCATCTGTATTTGCTAATGATGCTATATCCGTTAGATTAGCAACAATATTTTGTTTACCATCTATTTGAGTTTGAATAGCTGAACTCACACCACTTAAATATCCTAATTCTGTAACGCTTGTTCCTGATACAGCGACTTTACCTGAAGAATCAGATTTTAAAACTTTATCAGCAGTTAAATCAGAAGAAACAATAGTTGTTGCTGCTCCTGTTATAGTTGCTGATTTTGCATCTAATTGAGTTTGAATAGCAGACGTTACTCCGTTTAAATAATTAAATTCTGTATTATTAACAACGCCTGTTCCAATTTTAGTAGCATCTATATTTGCTGCAGTTGCTATATTACCATCAGCTATTAATAAAGTTGGAATAGAATTATTTGTTTTAGATAAAGCTCCAATATAAACATTCGTTAGAGCTTCACTTGATAATGAACCTGAATCCCAAGTTACATTAACAGTTGTGTCTGTTGAAAAAGAAGAACTTGAAATTGTTCCATAAATAGTTCCAGGTGTAGGTGCTGTAATTTTAATTCTTCTACCCACATGATATTGAGAAGTTACATCAGCACCAGCTATAGTAAAAGAAGTTCCACTTGCATAAGCATACGTTGCTGAACCACTACCATCTCCATATTCTACCCATTGCGAATCATTAAACCAATCTCTAGTATTTTTCATTAATGCTCTTAAAGCATTATTCAAATTACTAGGTAGCATTCCTTCTGCTACACTAATTCCATTTAAAGTTAAGTTATCGGCTTGGGTTGTGTTGTAATCTTTTATATTTGTTGTCATCTAATCTATAAACCATGAAAACGCTTTAGCATTTTCGTCATTGTTTTTATTTATTAATACATTTACCGCTTCTTCTACTTGTCTTTGAAAGAACTCTTGGTGTTCCATACTATAACGAATATTATCTATATTAATATCTTCAGCCATTATCGTTGTCCAGCTCTTGATGCTACAAAATTAACTCCTTGTGCATGAGTCCAGGTTGATCCTGCTGCTATTTTAACATTCGCCCTAACATATCTTCCTGATTGTCTAACTGGAACTGTACCGCTTGTTACCATTGAACTATACGAAGAAGTTGAAGCTGTATCTGCTAATCGTTCCCTTGTTGTAATTGCAACGGTTGCTGTTGTATCTACAATGGGTCTGACTTCCGTTATATCTGATCTTAATCCAGGAAACAACTCTATTTCTGAAGTTTCTATTTCTACATCATTAGTATTTCCAGAAAAAGTTGCCGCCTTATAATCTCCATCTATAGCACCTAAATATCTTTGTCCACCAGACCAGAAAGGAGAATCTAAAGCAATATTAATATCATCTAAGTTAGATGAGATTTGATCCATTGTTTCTACGGTATAAGCACCAACGAATTGAGAAAAGATGGTACTAGCTGTCGCTTTAGCAAAAGACCATTTTTCAGTAATATAATTATAAACTAATAGTTTGTCACAAATACCAGTAGTATTCGCTTGATTATCTGCACTTGGATATAACCAAATAGCTAACGTATTAAAAGGATCAACCGCAGCTACAATTCTATTAGAAAAACCTTTGTTTAAATCTTCATCAAAAAAACGATTTACTTTTTCAGCTCCAATCGGTTTAATATTATCACCTTGAACTTCAAAAAATCCATCATCAGCATAAAAGAAAACCCTACGATTATCTTGGCAAACAGTTTTACCCATGATGGCTCCTCTATTAGGAGAAACTACGGAAAATCTAAATACAGTTGATCCTCCCACATAGTCCATACGAACTATTTCATTTTGTCTAAAAATATAACCATACTCTCCAGAAGTAATGGCTACAATCTGTCCACCTGATCCTGGTAAGTCTTGATAATCAGCTTGTTTAGATCCTGCTGTCCAAGTGGTAATATCATTAATTCCTGCCCATTGAACTCTATTACGATTAGACGCTTGGTTTCCTGTAACTAAAAAATCTCTTATGACTCCTGACGTTCTAAAGACAGGAGGTGTACCATCTGTTGCAATAGAAGATAAATCGGCAAAATTAGTAGAAGTTCCCATTAAATAGTATTGAGGAGCATCAACTCCATTACTTACAACAATATAATCTCCAAATTGGGTGAAAGTAAAAAAGTCAGTATCATCTCCAGTTAAACCAGATTTTCTGGAAGTAAAAGCTCCTGAAGCTAATTGAAAAATATCTGTTTTAGTTGCAGCAAAGTTATAGCTAGTATTATCCGTTGATCTAAATGAACCAGCTCCTCTGGAATCTTTACCAATATTTCCTACCGTACTTCCTCCAGAAGAAGCACTATAAGCAATTAAAGATGGAAAGGGTTTATAGCTTCTAGCAGCGTAATAAACATTTTTAGCTATATTCGCACCAGGATTCATAAACTTAGGTTGATCTGGTAGCCATTCTCCAAAAGGTAATTGCATTTATATTTCCTTATTCATTATTACTAACAACCACTTTTCCTTGTGTAGCAAAATTTCCTGCTACAGTAACATCGGACCTGGTTTGTAAAGGTGATCCACTCCATTGATCTTCTTTATCATTTCTTTCAATTCGTTCTAATCCTGTTTGGTAAAGTTGCAACCAATTTTGTAATTTAGCTGGTTCTATTCCACCTAAAAAATTAGCAGAATGATAAAGTGAACCGTATAAATAAACACCAGGATGATTCGTTAAAATATAATTAGTTGCCGTACTTCCTGATAAAGAATCTATGGCTTTATAATAATTAATTGTTGCTGTGTAAGTTGCATCAGGAGAGGGAGCAAATCTAAAGTTATCTCCTAGTATTGTATAAACTGTAGGTCTGCCAGAAGTAGAACCGCCTTTTACTTGATCCATTTGAGTTGGAGCCATATAAGTTAGTGAATATTTTTCTGAACCAGAGCTAATATAAAAATCTCTAACTTGTAAAAATCCAGTTGGGACAGCTACCGTTTCTGCAGTAATAGAATAATCAGTTTTAGAAGTAAGCATCGCTTTAATTCTTAATTTAGCATTATATTCTGATTCAACTAATTTAATAAAATCGTCTGCTATTTCTGTTGTTAGGTCAGAACGATTTAACCAATTTGCGATTGCTGATTTTAATTCTGTGTAATTTGATAATGCCATTAAATTTTACCTTCTGCGGTTCTAAAATATTTATATTCGCTACTATTTAATTTTTTTTTTAAAATTTTATTTTGTTCTTCTTTAGACAAACCCCACCAATTATTTTGTCCAGTTTCTTCTTTAGCCCAAATTTGTAAAGCTAATATAGGAATAGACGCCACTCTTTTAAAACTTTTATCTTTAGTGTAGCCATTGTTTGAATTAAGAAGTGCTTTATTATGTTTTAAATGAGGGTCAATATTCATTTTTTCTAATACAGCAATTTTTTTTTCTGTATCATCACCAATAATAGTGGTTTGTTTTAAACCATCATTTTGAATATCTCTCATCGTCCTTGTCCTCTATAGCGTTTTTTACGACTGCCTTTATTAGGTCTTTTTGCATGACGACCTTTTCTTTTTTTTGTAGTTCGCTTAACATAATTGTTTACACCCCATTTCGGAGCTTT